GACACTAACACGTCCGTTTTTCCCCACCGTGATATTGTGTTATAGTGGTTGGTCATGTCTGATTCGCCATAGACACTGAAGGCACCAGAAGATGTCTTCTGCTGATTCCTCCACCAATAGGTGCCAGTAGAGGTTACAGCAGTAGACTGGTTAATACCATGGATAGTTGCTGATGTGGAAGGACTATCATCAATGAGATAAGGTATCCCATTATAATCATCCACTGAGCTCCCACCCGTATCTGTCCAAAGTGCATCCTCAACCTTTTCATTAAGCGTATCTCTACAGGTGTCTATCTTAGCATTCATCATCTTAATGTGAGCAGTTTCATTACCACCATTCACTTTATCATCTACCCAATACCGCACCAACTGGTCTCCGAGGTTCTTCCAATAATCATATGCAACCGTTAATGGATCAAAATCAGTGATCGTGAACGTTGCACCCTTTCCAAAGAACTTTGCAGTAGTAGTTTTAGCTACTCGGAGAGGTATTTCTAATCTCCTACCATCGGTAGATTCAAACTTAACCATACCTTTGGATTTAAGGAGAGCTAGAAGTTTATTCTCTTCAAATACCTGATCCACTATACCCGCCCTACGCTTTGCCCAGGTAGTCGTGTATAAAGTATTCAGGTATTCTGTCAATGTTGCAGCCATGTTTCTCTCCTATCTATGCAGTAGGGAGAGGTCCAAGTTTATCCTTAACTTCCTGTAAGGACTCCTTAGCTGTTTCCTCAGGGGACATCTTTTTATACTTCTCAAAGCTCTGGTTATCTCCGCCTGGCTTCTCAGTAGACATTCTAGCTTGACGTTCCTTCTCTTCCTTACTAGGACCAGCATGTCGCTGGATATACTCTTTAGACTTATCATAAAGTTCCTGTAAAGAAAGATCTTTGTTCTTCGGATCTAGAGACAGACCATACATGACGGGTCTATAGGTTTCGTAGTCCTCGTGAGTCCGAGCAAATGCTGCTACTTCAGCAGTTCGTCTTTCCTTTTCCTGAGCTGCAAAGCTATCCCTAAATGTTGCTTTTGCCTTCTCCTCTGCAGCTTTCTCCGCATCTTCTCGAGCCTTTTGGTATATCTGTTCAGGACTCATTTTGGAAAAGTCGGGCTTGCCCTCTTCAGGAGGCTTATCTCCAGCCTTCCCCTTATCCCCACCTTTGTCTTTTGCATCCAGAAATGCCATGTAATCTGGACTAAAGACCTCTAACCTCATATCCTCTAAATCCTGTTGAGCCTTGGTAAGTTCTACCACCTTTGCATCAAAGTCCACCTTGGAAACAGTTTCTCCCTGTTGACTCGCCGCTTGGTTTACTGATTGTGGATCGCCCATTACTTCCTCCCTTCAGCTGACTGCTGAGTTGATGCCCCTGCCACTTCACGGGTTGGCAGTATAACCCTTCGCCGTGCCATCCGATAAGCCTTTGCTATACTATCTATAGCTCCCTTTAGATACTTACCTGTCCAAAACCCAGTAAACGTCACATCTGGACGCTTACCAGATTCCATCCTTATGAAAATGGTCTTCTCACCATCCACCTGTGGTCTCAATTCGTCTTTTAACTCATCCGCCTTAAGTCCCATAGCGTCTCCTATCTCAGCTTCTGCTTGACATCATCCTTCATCATCAAGCCACGCCGTTCAAGTTCCTTCTTAAACTCCTCCTTGGAGTTACATCTAACTGGTTTATCCCCAAGTCCCCAATGCCATCCAGTGTAACCACTATTTTTCCTTTCTGCATGACGTTTCTCCAATTCCTGCCTAGCTTCTCTACTGCCCTTCTTACTAGCTAGATAGTCATCGTATTCAAAGTTATCTAAGTCTGTTTTTCCCATAGCTTTATAATGCAAGTCCAGGGAATCTACTTCCTACGTTACCTTGCATCCTCATGAAATCAATAAACTGCATCGATCTTTCAGGACTTCTACCAGCTCCTTCTCCAGGAAACAACATCTTTGGGTCAAGCCAATCACCAAGTTGACTTGCATAGGATTCAAGAAGATATTTCATATCAGCTCCAGGTGTCTGAGCAGCTACCTGAATAAACTCAAGAACCTCTGCTCTGCGAGTTCGCTTATCCTCAGGAATGGACTCCTCTGGATTGATGGAGTAAGCAAATTCCCCTTTAATTTCCTGCCCTGTAAACCTCACCCAATAACGAGCACCATCTGGGCCAACAATATCGATCAACCGCTCTGCTGACCAATTCTGGAAAACTAACTGATTCCACTTCCTAACGATCTTCTCCAAGTGGTCAGCCATTACATCTCGCCTCTCATCTATCCTTATCATTGAAGCAGCCTTAACAATAGAGGCTTCCGTAGCTGTGCGACGCCCACTAGATTCCTCAAAACTGCCCATCTGATTCCTCGAGAAACCAACTATCTCTCTAACGTCCTCTCTTACCTCCCGTGCAGCAGTAATCAAATCTGGAGAAACATGAGATTGAAATAAAGCCACGGCTTTTCTAACATCACCATTTGGACCAGCATCTATAGCCACCGCTGCTTTAGGATCAGCATCCATCAACTTAGTTATCTCATCCTTGTCACTCAACATTCCCTTATCATACAATACCTTCAATAAAGCTACCTTCCGATGACGTTTTGCCATCGTCCTTATATCGTTTATCTCTTCTTGTTGGGGTTCAATCATCCTTGCATCTGGCGCCCACCAAAAGTAATCAGGATCTTCATTAAAACCAAGAACCTCTGCAGGAAGGCCTTCAACTTGAAGATAGTCAAACTCTGGTTTCCTGAGCCACTGATCATGGTCAAGGGATAATACCATAACTGACTGCGTTCTCTTATCATGTATCTCAAACAATTCAACCCATTCATTAACGGAATCTTCTTCCCAACCCCTTACAGATTGCTCAGGAAGCCCTTCGGTAGATGCATCCATCCGAGACTTAAAGGCTCCTTTAATATCTCCAACTCCCCTATACTTTGGGTCTTCCTTGAGGTCACGAGCCATTCGCATCTTACGAACAGCAAACCACCGAGCATCCTCCCAGCGTGCTGTCCCCCAAGGAACTACAAAATCAAGAGGGTTACATCTCGCCGCCCACGGAAATCCAGGTTTGACATTATCACTATACTCTATTCTATCCCCTTTCTTGTTGAATTGAGTAACTGTGAGGTCAGCATAATCAGACGCTAGGAAAGATGGATTGTATCCATACTCTGAGTCATATCCAATCACCATTGGTCCTCGTCCGCATAAGTAACAGTCTAAAACATCCGATTTGAGTTCAGGTTTGAGCCAAGTCTCCTTTATAAGATAGTTATCCACTCTTTCAAGAACTCTTGCATGAACTGCGTATCCTGGCTTTCGTGGATGAACTGCAACTCTCGGATTCCTAAAGTATACCTGAGGAATAAGGGAACGACCAAGAGCATATATAAGTGGCACTGGAACTATAGATTTATTCCAGAAGGAACGATACATTAACTTGTATCTACGCCAATCAAGACTCCTACCAAACACTTGACGATAGCGAATCCCCATTCGGATTTCTGCTTTCCAATAATCTAAGCTGTTTATCTTAATTGAAGAATCAGACACTAACTCCTCCTACCAAAATCCAAAGAAAAAGCCAGGTTTTTAAAGAATAAAAACGGGCAGCCAGACCAACCCTCGGCGACCACCAGAGACCCATACCATCGCTTGAGCCGCCTTCATTCCCCTCGTGCCTCTTTAGCTCTCTTCCTGTTTTCCTCATCACTCTTAGGTCTTTCAATCCCTATTTCTTCTAGGGCTTTCCATTTCTTCTCTAATATCCTATTGTGAATTCTTTCTCTGGCGTCCATCTATTCTCCCTTTAGGGCATTAGAATATTTATTCCCTCCGCCTTTAGTATGCTTAACTTCACCATGATATGACTTTCCATTTAGGAAGCAAACGTGGATATACGTTCCTTCCTTTGGAGTGATCGTTCTAACCCTTCCACCACTTTTTACACAAGCATCAAAGGCCTTTGGCATTTCTACCTCCAGTCGTTCCTACGACTTCTGATTATCTCATCTTCTGCTTCCAACCAGTCATCTAGAGTTGTCCTCTCCCGCAACTGCCCGTATTGATTACATATAAGGTGTGTTCCCGTATCCCTGTGATACTCCCAAATCTCATAAGCCCTCTTTCTAATCTCTTCCATCAAGCTTTCCATATCTTCAGACTCTGAAATTGCCAAACCCCTCATCTGACTTAAGACCGAAATATGGGTCATTTACATAGGGATTAAAATCACTGAGATAATCTCCTTGCTCACCAGCTTGAACATATGGATAAACAACCAACCCCTTATTTCCAAATCTATCCTTAGGATTAGTTCTCTGAAACACCTTCTCCAAAAAGTTATCTATCGTTTCAACAGTTACTACTTCTTCCTTCTTTTTTCCCTCTTTCTTAGGCTGTCCTGGTCTCGCAATCTGTAGTTGATAGGCTAGGGCATCTAGTATATCCTTCTTACACAGACGACTATTGGGAACATAATCACCAAACTCAGTAATAAACTCCTTATGTGTGGGTTTACAATGAAGTGCAAGATTGGATGCCAGGGGCTCGAGAGCCTGGATTCTAACTTCCTTACTGGCTCCACTCTCTGGCTTTAGTTGCCGAACGGACATAAAGGGAACCTTTCCTTCAAACATATACTCTCTTGCAAAGTGGGCTATGGCTTTCTGATAGTAGACACTCTCTATTCCTATGGCTTCTGGATGGAACTTCTCCCAGTGCATAGCCATTAGTTTAATGACCTTACTTGGGTCAAATCTTCCCACATCATAATGGAGTATCCACATGTTATGATTGTGGTCCCAAGCACAAGTAATTACTACTGCATCACAGTCTGTTTTACGGGTGGGATTAGTCCACTCTGCTAAGTCAATAGTGGTAAAGATACGGGAAGTTTTGGGAACCTCTTCATTTGAGTTGTAGAGTTGAAGCCACTCTTTCTTGAAGAGACATTCCTCGGGAGATATTGGAATGGTGAGATATTGAGTGCTAAACATCCAGCTGCCCTGAGCATCATATATCTTCTTCAACTGAGGGATATCATATACCTCTCCCCATACAGGTGTGCATTCCTGCCAGTCTCCCTTTTGCTCTAGTTCTTCTAGGTTAACACAACCTCTATGGAATTTGGTATAACTTGGTTCATTCTGCCAGATGTAGTCAACAAGGTCATGTCTACTCCATCGTGTTCCAATATTATATATCCGTGTGTGTTTGCCAGGAACGAGCAGTGAATGAGAAAGCTTATGCCATCCAATTGCTTTGTCAATATCTTCTTGACTGGGCTGTAACTCTTTCCCTGTAAGGTCATCCTTCTTGGCATAGACGAGGTCATCTTCCACGATGATGTCATAATGTCTAGAGATTGATGCACCCCCGATACCAGCAGCTTCAAACGTGCTCTCGGTAAATTGCTCTGTTCTATTGATACAAGCCGATTCATTACTCCATCTTGTTTTGTTGAAGTTAACAGGAATAACCTCTGGGAACAGTATTTGTAAAGCAGTATTACTTTCATAGGTCTTTCTTGTTAATCCTATCATCTTCTCAGCGTTGGATATAACATAAGAGGCAATGAGAA